GCATGCAGCTAGAAGAATAGTAATCATAAAATAAACAAAAGATCAAAACAATGTCTGCTTCTACAGATATCCCTGACCTTGCCGGACGCATGCCAAGCATCGTTCGCAATCTTCAGCGCGAACGCATGGGCTTAGGTCCCAGCCAAAACGTTGCAGGCTCCAGTGATATTGCTAGTACAGCAAAGGCAATGTTTGGTTCTACTCCCCCAGATACCGAGGTAAATGGCAGACAAAATGCCCCCGCAGCTCCTGGCGCACTTCAAAAAGAACGAGGCGAAGAAGGAGGACGGCTCGCAGATGAACGACAAAGAAAAGCACAAGGCCGCCCTGGACAAGGCACGCAAGTTTAAAGAGTCACGTTCCAAGAAATAAGTTAGTATTAACTTAACTGCAGACATAGAGTGCCTTCTTATCTTCATCTTGCTTACAGGCGAAATGCTCGCGCTGCTTCCAAGAATTACAAAGTAAGAGAAAATAAGAACGAAGATTCACTCCAACGTGCACGTGAAGACTTTGGTTATTTCTGCGAGTATGTAGCCGATAAACCTCCAGCGGAGCATCACAAGGAGTGGCACCGCAAGTTTGTGACGGATCAAGATAGTTCCTGTCTAATTAAGATCGCTGGTCCTAACGTCGATCTACTTGCTCCTCGTGGTTCAGCCAAAAGTACCGTACTCGGTTTGTTGACAGCCTGGGCTATTGGTATTCACACGACAGCCAAGTTGCCGTTACAGATTCTCTACCTGTCGTATACCGTTGATATTGCACGTTCCAAGTCTGCAACCATTAAACGTATCATTGAAAGCAAGCGATATCAAGAAGTTTTCCCAACTGTACGATTACTTAAGAACGTAACCAGTAATGAGTACTGGTCTATTGATCATAAGTTTGCTGGCATTGACGTAACAGGTGACGAACAGTTTACACTCTGCGCAGCAGGCTTAAAAGGTTCGGTGACCTCAAAGCGTTCGCACCTAGTCATGATTGATGACGCCATCAAATCAGCAGCTGATATTGCCAACCCTGACATCAGGAAAATGATGCAGGATAACTGGAACGCAGTGATCGCACCAACCATGTTTGAGGGTGCACGTGCCATCTGCCTTGGTACTCGCTTTAGACATGATGACATTCACTCCACTACCTTCAACGAACAAAACAATTGGCAACAGATTATTCTTTCCGCGATTTACAATGATCCCGTAACGGGAGATGAAAAATCTTACTGGCCAGAGATGTGGTCCCTGGATTACCTAAAGGAAAAGAAACGACAAGCACCTATTGCTTTTTCGTTCCAGTACATGAATCAAATCATTAGGCAAAACGAACTATCGTTGGCGCCTGAATTGATTGTTAAGGCGGAGATTTCTACAGAGTTTGACGCACTTGGCATTGGTGTTGATCTCTCTGCTGGTGTCAAGGAAAAGAACGATTACACAGTTATGATTCTTGGAGGTCGCATTGGCGACCGCATCCACATTATTGATTACCGACGTATTCGCGTAATGGGTAATTTGGAAAAACTAGATGCAATGAAGGAGCTTCTCAATGATTGGTCTATTCTTGGTCGTGATGACAGTGGCAATTACTTCCCTACTTATTCAACTTGCGATATATGGTCCGAAGCTGTTCAATACCAAGCATCGCTAGAGGCTGACTTTAAGCGCGTTTGCTTAAACAACGAAGGGTTGTATAACTTGATTTGGCACCCCGTCAAGGGGTTCCGAGCCGACAAACTGGCACGCTTCTGTGGCATTATTGGCATGTTTGAAGATCGAAAGATTATCTTCAACCGTTACCGAAATTTCACTGCAATGTTTGAAGAACTTACCAATTTCGGTGTTAGTAGTCATGATGACTGTGTCGACGCACTCGTTTGGTTGGTGACCGGCCTGGCGCGTAAAGGTCAGCTGCAACTCGATTACTAATCCTAAAATAAGTAAAGAAAAATCAAAACTTTGTACCAGTGGGTCCAGAATATCTTGCCATTGGCTTAACAGCTATTGTCTCCGCACTGACTGGAGGTAGCTGGGTAGCCAATAAAATATTAGACAGACAGCAAGAACGCTTGCAAGGTGCTCACGACTATATCAGTTCACAAAAAAGAAGGATTGATGTTTTGGAAGATCAAATCAATCGCATGCCTTTGGAGTATGTACTGAAGGTTGACTTCCTTAGGGAAATTAAAGAAATGCATGATAACTTTAAGCAGATCAATGACAAGCTTGATAAGCTAGTGGAAAAGCTTTTGTCAAAATGAGTTACATCCTTGAAATCCAGGAGGACGAAAACGGAGATTGTTATATCACATTACCGGATGAAGTAGTTGACGAGCTGGGCTGGCAAGAAGGGGATATCCTTAACTGGGACGTAAAGGGAAATGGAATCATTCTCAATAAAGTCAATGACTGCTCCGGTTACGAAGTAATAGAAGAGTAAAATAGAAACAAAGAGAGATTCTAGATGTACTACGCAGGCGAAAGTAATGTCCCTGGTGCACCAGGTAACTTAATGGCTGCCGGCATTCCTGTTGGCCAGGATCCGCGCTTGCCAATGTCACAAGTGGATTTTGAACGTGAAGTTGGTCGGCAAAAGTTAAACCGCATTCTTGGACCTATTGAACAGCAACGAGGAATCCAACGGTTTCGCGAAGTTATGGGACAAAATGTCCAGGGAGCATTTATGCCTGGATCGACCGGAACTCCTATGGGCAATGCTGGTTTTTACATGGGTCCGCAGCTTGGTCAAATGGTGCCCCCTGCTGGATTCCAGAACAAAACAGTTTCTTGATTTATTGTTAGTATTAATCAAACAGAGGAGCAATAGTGGCTGACGCTGTAAGTCGACTTAAGGAAATGGTCAATTCCTATCTTGAGAAAGATGGGAGTGTTGGCGTCGACACGGGCATTATTGCTTCTCATATTGCGCAGATGAAACTTTTTGGCATTCGCCAAGGGGTTGAATTTTTTCCGTCACAAGATAACTTCGGCGCACAGCGCAAAGACTTTATCGACCGTGTACTGAAGTACAACAAGATGGATATCCGCCTGGATTCCATTTGGGAATACTTCTTATGTGACGGGAAGGGTCTTTTCTACATCCGTCCGACCAAATTTAACTATCGTCTTTACTACTTCCGTTCTCACGAGTACCGCTCTTACTACAACGTAGATGGTGAGCTGGATGAGGTGGTGATCATCTATAGCTACAAAGTCCGCAAGGGCTTTGGCTTGAACGACAACATCAACATCAAGAGCATCACGGGTGCCACGGTGACAGGCGATCAGGGCGCCAAGCGTTACATCAGGCTTTCCATTAAAGCTGATGAAATCGAGGAAACGCACGCAGAAGGTGAAATGTCCTTTGACATGCCTTCCTATGCAGTACCTGGGAAAACTAAAACATTTAAAAATACGTTGGGTTTTATTCCTTGCGTTGAGATCTTTAATAACCCTAAAGGCTTCTCCACCGAAGGTGTCGGAGACTTTGATTCGATGGCCAACCATATTGTCATTCATGACGAGATGGTTCGTACCATGCGCAAGAACGTACAGTTCTTTGGCAACCCAACACTGCTTTCGTCTCGCCCCAAGACAGACCTCATGGAGGCTGGTGGCGACATGACAATTCAGCGGCCATCCATTGCCGCAAACTCTGGTTTCAATAGTCCCAGTGCATTAAGCAGATCAACATTTAAGTCCGATCCTATCAGTCGCGGTGTTGACGGCACCATCCGAGTGCCACGCGTTATCGCAAACCTGGAGCCAAACGACCGTGTTGGCTATATTGTTCCAGATGCTATCACTGGTGACCAAAACGCTTTTGCACGTCAGTATCGGGAAGAGATTCGTACCGCCCTTGGCGGCGTTGACGAGCTGTCAATTTCAGCTGGTGTAACCGCAACGGAATATAAGTCACTGTTTGGACGGGTCTCAGCAACTTCCAAGAAAAAAGCAAATGCTATTTACACGCATGGCATTTGCCGTTGCCTTGAGTTAATTGTTTACCAGGAAGAACAACTCTTCAAGAACACCCTGGCACAAGCAGCAGGACTTGAAAAACCTGTCTCGCCTTCCAAGGGTTCACCTGAGGAAGAAGTTGCTGCATATGAAGAAGCTCTTAAGCAGCACAACGATAAAGTCAAACAGTTAATGATGGCTTGTGTTCAGGCTCAGCAGATTCCACCTGGAGTCATGGGCTTGATTCCTGACGGGGATGTCACCATGCTGTGGCGTTGGTTGGGTCCTGTGTACGAAGACTCGACACAAGATATCCTCAACAACTCCATCGTGGTACGAAACCTGCAAGAATTAGGTGTTGATAGCATTGAAGCACTGAAATACCTCTTCCCGTCTAAGACGGATGAGGAACGGGCCGAGATGTTATCTGGGTTCCCGTTCAGGATGGTTAA